GTTTTCTTGCCGTTTTTTCTCATAGTTTTTGAATGTTTTGCCCACAATCCCCCACTTCTTTTTCACTTCGATCCAGAGTTGCTTTGTCGTGCCTGTCCACGATTCTTTAAATGCGCACACTTCAGCGTAGATGAGTTCATTGATCTTTGACGGTGCCCCTGGCCCCTTTGCCGCTTCTTGCTCATCTTCGGGGATCGTTGCCGGTTCCCAATGAAGCCCCGCGTCGGCATGCTTGAGAATGATTTCCGTCTCTGTCTGTGCAAACTCATCGACAACATTGGCCCGCTTGCCACGCTTGGCAAGGAGTAGCCTAAAGATGCCTTCGTGCTTCGTTGTCTGCAATACTGCGATGGCACGCGCCCAGTTCGTTAGCTCCGAGCTTCCCATACCGATATAAGCAAAGTCGTTCGTATTCCAATGCGATCTCGCCTTGCTGTCGCTCTGTGGCTTGCCAGTGTGGTGACTCCAAACCCAGGCAAATTTACGTTGGAATGCGAGCGGGTTGCAGAGTTGCCGCAAGAAGTGTGACATAACTTCCTGCCTCGAAATATCCCCGCCCACATAGGAAAGAAGGGGATCGCCAAAGACAAGATCGCGCTCGCCGTGGCGGTCAAGTAGCCGCCCCACAACCTTAACGAAATCATCAGAGACTTGGGCCGTGACGCGGGCAAAGGTCACATTCTCTTGCAGCATTTTGGCCGCCTCGTCCATTGGCATCTTCGAGTTTAGTATGACGTGGTGCATTACACCCTGCACGATCTCGGCCATATCCCCGCCATCGTTTTCGGCTTGCACGAATAGGCTCTTAAGGGGCCGCACTGGCACGATGCCAAAGAACGGCATCCCGAGCGCCCAAGTCATCGCCGCCTGCACGGTGAGAGACGATTTCCCGATGCCGGACTGCCCCACAAGTAAAAGCTGCCCGCCTTGGCAAACCCAGCGGTTGCCGAGCAGAACGGTCTTGTCCTCTTCTGGCTTGTATTTCCAAAGATCAGAGAAGGTCTGCATCTCGACGCTGGAAAGCAATGGATCGCCTGCGGATCGGATCGCTGCGATGATTTCCTGCCTCGTAGCGCCCTCTTCCACCCAATCATTAGCGTCCTTGTGTGGCCTTGGGATTTCGGCGCGCAGAACAAGCCCCTTGGCGCAGGAATCAATGACTTCGGCCATCCATTCTTCGCTCGGCACTTTCCCGTTACTCTTTGGCGCATCGTTCTGGGGGAATGCGATAATCGTGCGCTTCTCGGCGTAAGGCGCGGCCAGCTTACCGTTACTTGCCCCCCGAGTAACAACCCAGAGCTTTGTAGCGGCTGCGTCAATGCCTACAGAGTGTGCGATGGCGAGTGCATCCCACTGCGACTCGAAAACATACACCTCTTTGGACTCGTTATTGCCGAAAACAAGTGCCTCATTGCTGATTCCTTTCGGCTCAAAGCGCCAGCCGCCATCCTCGACGCGGAAATGGTATCCCGTGCCGCATTTGAATGCCGGATGATCGCCATTACGGCCCAAGATGCCGATCTCCTTGGCCCAGCGCATCGTTTCAACGCCGATCTTGCGCTCGTCGGCGATCTTCTGAATAAATGCCTCGTCGGCTTCCGCTTGGCACTCACTCCACGGCTTGGAATAAACCTTTGAGCCGTTTAACGAGAACTTCGCCGCTGGCGGCTTTTTCTCTTGGCGCTCAATGCCGGCCATCGTCAGAAACCGCTCAATCGCGGCCTTGCGGTCGATATTTTCGACTTGTTCGATAAAGTCGATTTCATCCCCTCCCTCGCCGGTTCCGTGGTCGAGAAATTTCCACCTTCCGGCCTTCTCGTAGATGCCCCATGACGGGGATTTCTCGTCGCGGAATGGCGATTTCACGCTCGACTTGGCAAATTCGCCATAGCCCATCTTGCGCATGAGTTCTGGCAGCGGCAGATTGGCGCGGGCTTCTTCTATTTTGTCCATGCCGCCCCTCCCGTTTCAAACCAATAGCCATCTTCGTCCTTCCAGACGAGTCCGCGCATTGACATGTGATCGAGCGTGTGATTGCCGAGCTTTTTAGCTGCGGCCCAGTAATCGGGGTGCGCGCCATGCGGCAGAATCTCTTCTGCCACCGACGCGCAATCGATGAGTTTGTTTTTAGCCAAGGCCCGCCACACGAATATTTCTAATTCGTGTTCGGGAAGTTCCGATTCATTCATTGTGTAGAAAAACCCTCCACACCTTCCGGTTCAGAAATTGGCCCTGCAAATAGGCTCCGGTCGGCGTGAAGGGTAAAATGTTTTTTGCATTTGTTGAAGGGCTTTCTGACGGCCCGTGTGCAATGTCTATTGCAATTTGCGCTTCCTGTCAAGATGCCTTCTTAAACTCTCCTCCGCTTCCGACTCAACGAACCGAGTCGCCTGCGTAACAATCTCAAGCCATCGGCCATCGATCTGGATCTCCCAGTCCCAGCGATAACAATCGTCCTGATGGTTAGGCCAGCACCGAAGCGGGTATCCGCGCCAGGTTGATGCGTTCATTTCTTTTTCTCCTTCTTGAACCAGTTCGGGAAATGCCCGAAGTCCCTTGGTTCGGTGACTTCGGCATTCTTTCCGCAAACATCGCATTTGCCATAATGCCAGGTAGCAACTCGCGTGAGTATTCGCCCGTGGATTTTACCACACGGAACGCAACTCCATGATGGGTATGTTTTCATTCGTCTTGATTGGCAAGGAAGTTGTCGAGCTTGGCGATGTCTCTTTTCAGCATTTCATTCTCTGCTATGAGATCATTGCGCTGGCGTTTTAATTCAGCAATCAACTCATTCGCCGCCGCCTGATAGCTAGCGAGAGCGTTTTCGAGAAGCTGAACTTTGTTCGTAATCTGTAACATATTGTTCAATCTTTTGCATATCCTCCACCGCCTGCGATCTGCCCTCTGGTGTATCGTCGTATGTGTTCTGGTATTTCGGAAATGGCTTATCGCGACATAACCGAGAACCCACGGCGCAACCATTGCAACAAATCACAAGGCGGATGGAGAACTCTAGCATTTAGAACGGGATGTCGTCCCCGTCTGAGGGTTTCTTGGTGGCAGGCTTTCCGGCCTTCCACGCTTTCAACTCATCACCAAATATCCAGCGATCGATGCAGTTGAATTTCTGATCTGGGTTGTTGGTTCCTGCCTCTTCACCGATCTCGGCCACGCCAACCTCGCCGATCAAGTCGGTTGCTTCGACGCTCACCTCTTCGCCGGGAACGACGGCTTGACCGATGCTGGCAAGGAATTGATCAATTTTCCACGACGCTTTCGCCGTGAACACCAAGTGATCCCAGACTTCCGGCCCCTCGACATCATCCTTCAACAGGATTTTGCAAACGAGTTTGATCATTGGGTTGCCGTTCTGGCTTGTCTTCTCGACGGCGTTGCGGATTTCTACGCGGTAGATTCCCGGCTCCACGAAATAGGTTCCGGCCTTTTTTGGTTCTTCTTGTTTGTAGCTTGGCATTTTATTTTTCTTTCTTTTTAACTTGGCGCATTTGCGGTGAGCCTGGCGCGCTTTTAACCAGTTTCTCGGCATCCTCGACGCCAACCTCGGCGGCGAGTTCCAGAAATTTGTCGGCGGAGATTTTCCCGCCGGTTGCATAATAGATTTGTTCGGGCTTGCACTTGGCGATCACGGGAATGGCATCGGCGGGCTCGACATAGCGGCGGTTTGCCGCGTTCGTCAATTTCCACCCATCGATCTCTTCACCGGCCTGCAGGCGTTCTTTGAGTGCATCGGTAAGTGGCCCGCCGAACTCTTTCTCGAACCACTTGAACCGCACCACGAAGTCGCTGTGCTTGGCCGGATCGGCAAGGATGCGATCCCTGATGATCGTGAGCGTGTCAGCATTCGTGGCATCGATGTCGGCCAGCGCCGCCTTGCTCTGTAACACCAGCGCCTTGCATCGATCTTTATTAGCGCACCAATCGCAATACTCGCAAGGCTGTGGCTGCGCCAGCGGGCTGGTTGCCATGCCAACAACATCGGCCAAGATGCGCTCGCATTGCTCGCGTGTGAACTCGTAGCTGCGAACGGCCTGTTGATCGACATAGACAACATGAGCTGTCCACTTGTCTTCCCAAGCCGCATCCATGCAGGCTAAACTGTAGGCCATTAGCTGCTCGCGATAATTCCTAATCTGGCCTGTCTTAATGTCGGCCACCCACTTCGCGCCGACGCACACCGCATCGGCAGTGCCGGGGCGTGATAGCCCCGGCACATCCATCTGCAAGTATTCCTCGCGGGTTTCGATCGGATGCTCTTGCGCTAATTCCCGCAGCTTCGCAACGCCCCACTCCACGGCAGTCTTATCCTCTTCGGGTTCTATCTCGGCGCGGAAATCGCCGACGATCCAGTTGCGAATAGCGGCATCGATCCTCGTCCCGCGCTCTGCCGCTTCGCTTGCGCCACTAGCGCCAACGAATACGGGGCAGCTTGCGAGCTTGGGAAGCATTGATGGTGAGATTTCTTTCATTTTCCTGCCTTCCAGCTAGCGACAGCCGCCAAGAACGCATTCACATCGGATGCAATGCGCTTGAGCGCCTTGTCGCTGCAATCTCGCCATGTCTGGCCTTCTTTGATTTGGCCTTTAGCAACCAAGAAAGCCTCGACAGAGACGCAGGATTCATCAATCGGCACCTGCCATGCGGGGATTTCTTCTGGCTTGGTTTCGACGGGAATCTCTGCCTGTTTTTCCGTCACCTTTACAAACAAATGCGCCACCGAATCCCACACCATCGGAAGCTCTTCCGCAAGCCCGCTGCGAGTCTTGGCATCGTAGGCCGCGCTGTGAGTGGTTAGAATGATGCGCTCCTTGCCGCCCACACCTTTGCTTCTGCCGCTCTCGCTTTCAACCGTCTTGGTTTTGAATTTGAAAAACCAAAGCTCATCGGCCCACTCTTTAAGCAACGGCGCGCTTTGCTTGGTAAGCTTTAGCTCATATCGATCGTAAGCCGACAGCATATCTGGCGGCTCGACGCGCTGCACTTTCGAGTGCGCGATGAATACGACATTCTTACCGCTGGCCACGATCTGATCAGCGATAGTAAGCAGTCGGGCAAACTTCTCGGCCAGCATAACAAAGCCCTTTCCATAGCCGTAGTCTTCCACGCTTTTTTTCTTGTCCTGCGCCAACATGCCTTCCAGCACCAAGCGTTCGGCCCAGTCTGCCGAGTCGATGATCACCGACTGGTAATCTGTCGTTTGACATTCGCGAATGGCGGATTCGAGTTCTGCTAGGGTTGCGATCTCCACGCGATCGGTCTCCAAGTGAGCCGTGCCGCCCTCGACATCAAGGAAGAGGGGTTTCGGGAATTGCGCGGCGAAGGTGGATTTGCCCACCGATTCGACGCCGTAGATGACAACGCGCTGTGCGCGGGTTTGTTTGCCTTTGGTTATTTTCATTTCTTTAGGTTTTCTGTTTTGCGGTTAAGATTTTGCGCTGCCCATTTTTTTATTGGCCGCAATGTCGCGAATAATGCAGGGCGGTTCTTTGCCTAGGTCTTCGTAAAGCTCAATCAACGCCTTTGCAAGTTCGCTGTGATAGCGCGGCTTGACGGCTGAACCATCGCGAGCAAAGCCTTTTGATATTCCGACAGCCTCTCTTGCGCCTCGGATATTGTTTTCCGTTACGGGGAATCCAAGCTCCCGCGAAGCCTTTAAGGCGACCGAATTATCGTTTGCTATGGTGGCGAGTTCTCGGTTGTTTTCGATATACATATTAAGCTTGTGCTGTTTAGCAGCGCCCAAGTGGTTGTATTTTTGTTTCATTTCTATTTTCTTTTCTATTCGTCTTTATTTCACGGAAGCCGCCGACGATTCGGCATCAGTGTTTTTCGGCCAATCCGAAAATGGTTCGCGATATTGATTGGTATGGCGAAAGATGTAAAGCCTAGTATTTGGATGCCATGGGCCTTGACTTCCGACATGCAAATCCATGCAATGCTTTTCAGCAAATTCCTGCATGGATTTATCGCATTCGTGATACGGCATATTATAAACAGCCCTTTGGGATTCGTTAGCAAATTGAACGCTGCCGCAATGATCCCATGTGGGGTATTTGTAGCGAAAATGATATTCCCAATCATATCGATGGTCATCTTCAAGCTCTAAGCGAAGCTTGATTTTTTTCTTAAACCATCCCGGAAGATGCCCTGCTTTATGCGTAGGATTCCATGCCGCCATTGCAGCCCACCCTTCAAGTCTTTTTATTTCATTCATAATTTTACTTGGTGGCCGACGAATCGACAAATGCGCTCTCCCGCACAATGCGGAAAAAATCCTTGGCAGGCATCACCGCCAGCCATTCGTGATCATTGCGCCGGTGAAGCACCACCGGCAGTTTCTCGCCGCAGTCCCGTTGCGCCTGGCTCACCCAATCGTAAGGGTTCCCGCGCTCGGTGCGCTTTACTTCAAAATGCAGCCCACTCAAACTCTCGCACAGCACATCCGGCGAGTCTGTGCCGCCAGCAAACTGCTGGCCGCGACGAGCAGGGAAGCCTTCGTCTGTTAAGAATGCGGCGGCTTCGCGCTCACCTCGTTTGCCTTTTTGGTTAGAATTCAAATGTAGAAGGTCGCTCACAGAGCGGGCAGATGTTTAGGTTCGGCGCGGGCCTGTTTGCGAGAGCAATGACGAGAACGCCAATCGCAACGCACAATGTTATAACAAGCATCGCCGTCCATTCTGGGGTCGTGGGTGGTTTCATGACAAACATTTTTTTCTAAATTGGCATGCGGGGATTCCGGTAGCATCGCAGATTGTTTCAAACCACTCGCCTCGCATGAAAGAGAGCGACTCAGCCTTGTTCAGCGCCTGTTCTCTTCTGCTGTTTTTACCCTTCAGCTGCCGCTCGTCAAGCATGTCCTCAAGCGTGACCTCAAGGATGCCAAGAAGCAGGCGGTGATAATTCAAGTTGATGAGCTTCTCAGCGGTTTTCATTTGCGCTCCCGGCGAACGCGGTTTTCGCGATTGAACCACCAGCGGCGGATCTGTTCGCTTTTAGTTTCGGCCCGCATAGAGCCGACGATGTAGCCTGCGATGCCAGCGGCCAATCCGCCCAGCAGGTAGGAGAGAAGAAATTCTGTCGAGTTCATTTGTGTTTCCTTTCGAGTTTTGTGGTGTGCGGCCAAAGGCCGTGTTGGTTGTGGAATTGGTTTTTTGCTTCGGCCCTAGTCGCTGCGAAATAGTAGTCGCCTAGCGTGCCGAATGGGGTGAGTGCGGCGCAGTGGTAGAGGTTCATGGTGCGCGGAGCTTTCTAAGCAAGCTGACATTCTGCCTGATCTGTTTGAAATACTGCGGCAGGGCGTGGCGTAGTTTCCAGCAAAAGCTGATTCGCATCATGAGTAGTATGCGAAGCTCGCTGGCTTCGTCGGGGGTGAGTTGAGTAGACATGGCTTGGGAAGTCGGCGCAGGGATCGAACCTGCGCCTTGGGGTTTTTAGATGCCTTGGAGGATTTCGCGGCCAGCATTGATCGCTGCGTCGGCGCTTCTTGTTTTACCCCTTAAGGCAGGATTGGGAAACCCCCATGAAATTGTGTTTGCGCCATTGCCATCTTTATTTTCTTGCGCGGCCCAGATGCAAAATTCTTTGCCGTATTTGGAGATCGCGTTGCTGGTTTTTTTGCTGAGTGTTTTCATTTTGTGTTTCTATTTAGGTTTCTGTTTCTGTTTCGCTCGCGGTTCCCCGCTTGCTTGGTGATGAAATTAGAATTCCCTTCACAGATGTAAATAAAAAAGTGAAAAAAATATTTTCACTCTAGCGAAAGATTTTTCTTTACACTGGCGCAAAGTCCGCAGAGCCGCATGAATGCTAGGTCTGCGGGCGATAAATGTTGATTTCTCTAATGATTTTTCCTGTCATTGCGCGGATTTTTTTCACCTCGATTTTGCCTGCTTCAGCCATCCGCGCCATTTGATTTTTGGCTGCGTTCATTGCTATGCCGCTTTTTTTGGCGATGCCTTCCGCCGTCATCCATCCATCGGATAGGTAGGCATCGAGATCATCGACGGCCATGCTATCAAAAACTTTCGCCCACGCACTCGTCAGAGCGGCAGAATCCACGGCTGATCCTTTTTTCGTTCGCATAAATTTACTGTGATACCTTTGTCGGTGTAATGCCCGTAGGCGAATCCTTGGCTCCAGGCTAGAGTTGCCCTGCGGGTGTCGGCATAAGGCATATCAAAGCGCGCCAGCATCCCGACGCAATATCCCGATGCCCCGGCGATCGTGCGAGCGCGCTCCCAGCCTACGCGGTGAAGGTGCGCCATCACGCATTGGCCGTAGGTTTCCGCATGGTCGCGGATGGCTTGGACATTATACATGTAGCCATGAAGGAACTTCGTTCCGCCAAGCTCAATGAAGCTTCGAATGCCATAAGGCGTGAGCTTCGCCTTGAGCTTCTTTGCCGTTTCTTCGATGCGTTGGATCGTTAGGCTGGAGGCATGGGCGACGAGCGCGTTGGGCGATGCTGTGAGCTTCCAGAGCCGCGCCTCGTGATTGCCGCACAGGATGAAGTTTGGCTTGAGTTCGTGAAGAAATTCTATGCCCTCGGAAAGATCGCCGCTGATGTTGGCGGCGTGATCACTATCGTTCGTGTCGCGGATCGCCCCGCTGCGAAATGCGGCGAGATCAAGGAAGTCGCCAAGGTGGATCGTTGTGTCGGGCTTCCATCGCGTCTTAAATTCCAGCACGGCCTTGCGGGCGTCGGGATCGATCTGGTCGCCGTGGCTGCAACCCACGGCCATCCATTTTTTCCATTTGGTTACAGGTGTCATTTTGAAGGTGGTTCGTCGGGCCCAAAGCCGTCGCGGCTAAACATTGGCCTGCCGTCATCATCGAGAAAAGGGAAATGCTTTAGGCATCGAT